GCCGCAGGCGACGGCACACCTTCACGAACTATCACAGGAATTGCAGTTCCTTACGGAGTAGCGGCAACAGTCGCCGACGGAACCGAAGTCATCTTTGAGCAGGGCAGCCTGCCAGTAGAAGGAAAGGCGCCACGCCTTTACATGAACCACGACAGCAATCAGGCCATTGGAATTGTCACCGAGCGCGTAGACACCCCAGAGGGCATGCTCTTTAGTGCCAAGATCAGCAAGACCGCCGCAGGAGACGAAGCTCTACAGCTTGCCCTAGACGGCGTACTGGACTCGGTATCGGTCGGAGTAAACCCAACAAAAACTCGAGCAAACAAAGACGGATCGCTAACAGTGTTAGCAGCCGACTGGATTGAGTTGTCTATGGTGCCAGTTCCTGCATTTGCTGGAGCCATGATCACAGACATCGCAGCGAGTATCCACCACGAAGACGAAGAAATAAGTATCATAGAAACAGAACCTACACAGGAGAACGAACCCATGTCAGAGCCAACAGTCCCAGCAGTCGAAGCAACAATCCCAACTGCACCAATTCCAGCACAAGCAAAGCGTGAATTTAAGTTGCCAACAGCTGGCGAATTCATGGCCGCGTATCACATCGGCGGAGACACATTCTCCAACATGAACGCAGCAGTAGCAGAATTCTCCGCATCACAGCGCACATCACTTCAAGCAGCTGCAGGCGATGTCTTAACTTCTGACACACCCGGCTTGCTCCCAGTGCCCGTTTTGGGACCGCTCGTACAGGACCTAAATTTCCTTCGTCCTGTAGTCGAGGCTGTAGGCGCTCGCGCTTATCCTGACAACGGACGCTCAAAGACTTTTACGCGTCCAACAATCACGACACACACAAGCGTCGCTGCACAATCAACCGAACTTTCTGCAGTGTCAGCGACCACAATGGTCATTGCCGCAAACTCGGTCACAAAAAGCACACTTGCTGGACAAGTGAGTTTGAGCGCTCAAGACATTTCGTTTACTAGCCCAGAAGCCATGTCGCTTATTTTGAATGACTTGATGGGCGAATACATGATCGCATCCGACAACTTGGCTGCAGACAACTTGCTCACCGCAGCAAACTCATCAGGCGTTTGGGACGGAACAGTTGCCGACTTGCTCAAGTCAATCTATGACTCGGCAAAAGACATCTCGACTAACCGAAACTGGATGCCGACACACATGTTCGTCTCCGTAGATGTTTGGTCACAACTTGGTCAGCTTGTAGACACAACCAACCGACCAATCTTCCCATTCATCGGTGCAGGTCTTACAGGCCAGAACGCACTTGGCGGTGGAAGTGCAACATCATGGAACGGCACGCCACTCGGCTTGCAGTTGGTAGTTGATAGCAACTTTGCCGACAAGACGATGATCATCACTCGAGTAGGTCAAGGACAAGGCGATGCTTACGAATTCTACGAAAGCATTCAGGGCCTCCTTAGCGTGGACACTCCTGCAACTTTGGGTAAGACCATGAGCTTCCACGGCTATGTCTCAACCTTTGCTGCAATCGGTGGAATGATCCGCAAGATCACACAGGCTTAGTCGAGAGCGGGGCTACCGCTCATGGCTGTATACAGCGTTACGCAGAAATACCTCATAGACAACTACGCCGTAGTTCAACTTCTTACCGATGCAGAAATTGAACTCGGCGCAAGTGTCGTCCTTGCCGGGGTAGATGCAACCTTTAACGGAACTTACACAGTCCGCGCATTACCGCAGTACCTCTATGTCGGCATAGATACCGAAGGCGATCTTCTCTACGATGTAAACATTCCGATCGCTAATCAAGTGCTGGTTGCAAAGACCGCTAGCAATGTCACGCGCACCGCTGCTACTGGCACGCTAACTATTACGCAGACTTGCACTTGGGTCACAGCAGCAAACCTCGAAGACTGGATCGGCATCGGTACAGCAACCGCAGCGGACGCCGCTTTTCTAACAGTGTGCGCCGCAGCTGCTTCACAATTCTGTTGGCGTCGTCGTATGGAAGCAGGCTATGTGGATTCGCTTACGACTGTCCCGTCGCAAGATGTCTTCCTAGGAACCCAGATGTACGGTGGAGCCTTGTATCGCCAACGCGGATCGGTAGATCAGTTTGCTTCATTCCAGAACATGGGCGTAACTCCTGTTATGGGGCTGAACGGAATGATCCGCCAGTTGCTTGGGATTGATCGTCCGCAGGTCGCCTAATGGCTGTACCTAATTACACGGATCTATTCAACGAAGGCTTTGATGATCTAGTTGCAAAGCTTTCAACGGTCGTCGGGCTCCAAATAAATAACGATCCGCGCAATATCAGTCCGCCTTCCTGCTTCGTCAATATCGACTCAATAGACGGCTACAACTACAATGTCGCCAAGTTGAACTTTACTTTGCAGATCATCACGCTAGGCCCGGGCAACCTTGACGCCCAAAAGAGCCTGCTTAATATCCTCGCCCAGATCTACGCGCTCAATATCGGCGTGGTCTCTGGACGCCCTACAAACCTAGATATCGGTGGCTCGACGCTTCCTGCTTATGAGCTGTCGGTGACGACTGTCGTGCAGACTGCCTAATCCACACTCTCGGTCTCATTATGTGTCAAACTAAATCCAACACTTCCAAGGAGTAACTCATCATGGCAACTTCCACAATCCTCTCAAATCCGACAGTCACACTTGGCGGAACCGCGCTGACGGGCTGGTGCTCAAGCGCAGTCTTAAATCGCACTGTTACCGCTCTAAACGACACGACCTTCGGACAAACTTCAAACACTTTCACGGCGGGCCTCGAGGATAACGAATGCACCCTGACCCTGTTTTTGAGCTACGAAGCAAGCGCCACTTACGCAACACTTGCACCACTGGTCGGCACCAAGACAACTGTCATTGTCAAACCAACTTCGGCAGTGGACTCGGCAACTAACCCGGGCTTCACACTCACCAACTGCTATCTCGAGACGCTACCAGTGATCTCGGCTTCGCTCGGTGAGCTGCAATCGATTGACATCACTCTTATGGGTGGCGTCTACAGCGCTGACACTACCAACCCATAATCTTCGGCCTTCCTTGGCCCGACGAAAGGAAACACAATGAAGATCAAACTCACGCTCACACGCGGAGACAAAAAAGAGTTACTCATCACAAACCTCTTCGCAATCTCGGAATGGGAACGCCTAGAGAATCGTCGAGTCTCCGACGGACGCGGAATCGGTGCATCCGATATGGCTTGCTGGGCGTACATCATGCTCGGCATTAAAGGCGAGACGCTTCCTGCTACTTGGCGCGAATGGCTGAAACAGAATCCAGATGTTGAGATTGGCGTAGAGGACTCAACAGACCCAAACCCTACGGACGCGGCTACAGGCGACAACTCGCCGAACTTGTAGTCGCGACAGGGTGGGCTCCCACTTTCTACGCTGACACCTTCGACACGCGAGACCTAAGTACCATTGTCGCAGTGCTAGAAAAACAAAACAAAAAGAGGTGACATGGCTGACGGGATTGAAACTCGACTAGAGATCTACGGTCTCAAGGAAGCACTGAAAGAGCTCAACAAGATTGACAAGTCTCTTAGGCGTGAAATTACAAAAGATTACAAAAGAATTACGGCTGGGCTTGTGTCCGATATTGAGTCCGCCATACCTCTCAATTACCCTCTATCAGGCTGGCAAAGAAGTTGGAAGATACGCGGATCTTACGAGGTCTTTCCTTGGCCTACGGAGCACAAAGTCAAGGCATACATCAACACAAAACCGCCTAAAGAGTTCCGACAAAACACTGTAAACCTAACCACCTTTGCGATCAAGTGGCTTGGAGCGGCGGCTTCTTTCTTTGATTTCTCAACAAGCAATCGTATGGGCGCTGCACTAACAGCCAAGTACGGAGATTCATCGAGAGTAGTATGGCGTCAATATGAAGCACACAAAGAAGATCTCAACAGCGCTATGGAGCAGCTAGTGGATCGCGTCGGTAAAGCCGTCGGACAGAACTTGAAAGCACAATAATCATGGCTGTCATTCTTCCAATCATTACCGAGTTTGATGCTAAGGGAACACAGAAGGCGATCAAAGAGTTCCAGAAGCTTGAAGGCGCTAGCGCTAAAGCACAATTTGCTATCAAGAAAGCAGCAGTCCCAGCGGCAGCCGCAATCGCAGGTCTTGGAATTGCTCTCGTAGGCGCTACAAAAGCGGCAATGGAAGACCAAGCCGAACAGGTACAACTTGCGCTTGCGCTTGAGAATGTCACTGGCGCGACAGACGAACAGATCAAAGCAACAGAAGACATGATCTCAAAGATGAGCCTTGCGTCAGGCGTCGCGGACTCCGAACTTCGCCCGGCATTCGCATCGCTTGTGCGCGGTACTAAAGACATCGCCACAGCCACCGACGCGCTCGCGCTTGCTCAAGACATATCCGCAGGATCAGGCAAAGATCTAGCAACCGTATCCGACGCTCTTGCCAAGGCTTACGGCGGAAACATGAAAGGATTGCAAGCACTTTCGCCAGAAATCAAAGCAATGATAAAAGACGGTGCAACGCTTGAAGATGTAATCAATGTCCTTGGCGGATCTTTCGGTGGTGCATCTGCCGCAGCTGCTAACACTGCCGAAGGCGGAATGAAGCGTCTTGGAATTGCGTTGGCAGAAACCAAGGAATCAATCGGCGCTGCACTGATCCCAGTAGTCGAGGCCCTCTTGCCTTACCTACTTGCCTTTGGTGACTGGGCGCAAAACAACACCCAAACTTTCTTGATTATCGCAGGCGCAATCGGTGGCATCGCTGCCGTCATTTTGACACTCAATGCGGCTATGAAAGTTTATGCAGCCGCCCAAATGATCGTGAACGGGGTGGTAACAATATTTAACGCGCTTTTACTAGCCAACCCTATTACTTTGATCGCATTGGCAATAGTCGCATTTATAGCGGTACTTGCGGCGCTGTATATAAAGTTTGACAGCGTCCGAAAAGTAGTAGACACAGTCTTCCAAGGGATGCTGAAAGGCGGGAAGGCAGTCTTTGACGGACTGACCACCTACTTCACAGCGATCTTCAACATTTACAAATCACTCTTCAACGGCATTGCAAAACTTTGGAACGGTACGGTCGGCAAACTTGCCTTCAACATCCCTTCTTGGGTGCCAGTGATCGGCGGTAAAGGCTTCGAAGTCCCCGAGATCCCTATGCTCGCGGACGGCGGAATCGTGACAGGGCCAACGCTTGCAATGATCGGTGAGCGTGGCCCTGAAGCGGTCATCCCACTATCTGGACGCGGTGGTGGAATGGGCAACTACACGATCAACATTAACGGCGGTCTCGGCTCAAGTGCAGAGATCGGCACAGCTGTCGTGAACGCGATCAGAGCATTCAACAGACAGAACGGCCCAGCGAACATAGCGGTCGCGTAATGGCAGGCGTAGCAGTAGTCGGATCAGGTAACTACGACCTCGAGATTGATACAGGGTACAACTGGAACGCCTTCACATTGGACGACGATCCAAAGGGCACGCTTGACTCCACCGATTATGTCTTAGACGGAACCGATCAATATGCTTCGGTCATGGACGGCACAATCGGTCTTACAGCGAAACGCGGACGCGCGAACACTGGCGACCAGTTCCCTTATGGCACAATGAACTTCACATTAAACGACACTTACGCCGACGGAGTGTTCAACCCTTTTGACACGACATCCCCTTACTTCGATCCGAACAATTCTCTCCCCGGGCTTGCACCGCTTCGCAAAGTCCGCTTTTCCCGATACGACTCGCTCGGCGTAAAGAAGTATTTGTGGGTCGGCTACATCGTAAACTTTGACTACACCTTTACTCTTGGCGGTCTAGACACAGTGAGCGTCACTTGTGCGGACTTCTCTTATCAACTAGGGCAGACTTTCTTGGCTGAATGGAATGTCACAGAGCAGCTTTCAAGCGATCGTTTTGATGACCTGCTAGATCGTCCAGAAGTGGATTATCAGGGCACACGGAGCATTGAGACAGGCGTGGCGACCCTTGGCGGTGCAGCTGCTTGGACGGTTGCTAACGGAACCTCGGTTGCAGGCTACGCCAACAAGATTATGGACGCCGAACAAGGCAGAATCTTTGTGGATCGTGAAGGCACTATTACATTCCAAAAGCGTATTGGGCAAGTCCTAGGGGTACCCGTAGCAGAATTTCACGACACCAACCCAGCTACCAAAATTGGCTATTCCGCAATCGGTATTGCCTTTCAAGCGGACACAGTGGTCAATCGTGCATCCGTTCAACACGCTGGAGCATCATCCCCAGAAGTCGCCGAAGACCTCACCTCACAAGCAACCTACTTAATCCAAACGACTTCGATTACTGACTCGCTAGTCCATAACGACGCCGCAGCTCTGACCCTTGCCGAGTACCTTCTCAACGCAAACCCAGAGCCACGCTTTAACTCAATCGGCACCGAGTTCCCCGGCACACCTGCACTTGATCAAGACACACTTGCCCTACTTGATGTAGGCGATGTAATCAACATCCAAAAATCAATTACCACCTCGTCAGGCCCAACCCAGTTTGCCCAAAATCTTACGATTGAAGGACTTGAGCATCGGCTTACTTTGTCGGCTGGGCACGCCGTCACCTATTTTACTGCACCAACCACGATCGTCTATGAGCTCATATTAAACGATGCTGTATATGGCACACTTGACGAAGACAATGTTCTAGGATAAGGAGAACTTATGGCAATTAACCCAACACCTTTTGTTAGTGGGTCTATTCTCACTGCGGCCCAGATGACGAATTTGCCAATGGGCTTAAATGCGTCTACGGGCGCGACTGCCACTACAGCGTTTGTTGCAAACACCCCTCTAACAGTATTAAGTGTTTCCGCAACAATTTACGCAGGCAGAAATTATCAAATTTTCGGTAAATTAGATGTCCAATATTCAACATCGGCTACAGTAGGCGCTGCCTTGTTTGTGACTGGTAATTCAATTAACCGTACTTTGTATTATCAAACAGCAGCAGTAGCCGCTTTTTATAACATAGGCGTAAGTGGGTTCGCATTAATGAGTGCAACAGAATTGGGCGTGACAAGTGGAAGTGCTTCCAAAACTATTGAATTAAAATTTAAAAGTGGTGGTGCAGGATCATTAAACACTGACCCTGACGGGTTTATTTCCGCTGGATCATTTTCGCAACAACTTTTGGTGATAGATGTAGGCGCAGCATGATGATTGAATACAGATATTTGATTTTGGCGTTTATGGAATTGTGCGGTGATAAACACGGTGCAACTTTTGCAGACGAAGACATTGACACTTTGCTCATTGACGGCAAACCAGCTACAAAAACTTTGATTAAACAGATTGAAACCTTGGCACAGAAATTAGCCGATGAAGCCGCGCTTACTGCTAGTTAGCGTCATGCTTGCACTTGTCTTGACCGCTTGTGCTGACCGTTACCGCGAAAACTGCAATACCACCAAAGCCAACGGACTACTAGAAAGGCGCTGCGCATGAACCCAGACAAACGGTTAAGCAACGAACAGATCAAAGCTCGACTAATCCTGATCGTAGGAATCGGACTTACAGCATCGTTCGTCATGGCAATCGCATCACTGATCTTTGGACTGCTCTTTGTCGTGCAACCTACTGAGCAGAGCCCGAACGACGCCGAAGCATGGGGAGTCCTGTCGCCGATGCTGATGACCCTCGCAGGTGGTCTAATTGGTCTACTCGCAGGCAACGGACTTAAAGACCGACCCAAAGACCCTCAAGCATTATGAGCGTTATCCCAGCGAACCCAAAGATCGTAAACAGTAAGCCCTACACAGGTAACTCCGACGGTGCCGCAGCTGGCCCACGCGCTGGCATGGACGAATGGATTAGACAGGCGATTAAGTACGGTGCAGGGGCTTTCTGGAACAACGGATCTTGGGGCGTTCGCGACATGCGCGGATCCGAGAATCTTTCAGTCCATGCAACAGGGCGCGCGGTAGATCTTTCGTATCGCAAGTCAGACAAGCAACCTAAAGCGAACCGCAAAGGAACGATCGCGTTCATTGACATCGTTACCGCCAACGCGAACGCGCTCGGTCTTGAATGCGTCCTTGATTACTTTCCACAAAGTTTCGGACGCGGCTGGCAGTGCACTCGACAAGCGTGGAGCAAATACTCAAAGCCAACAATTCACGGAGCCCCGGGTGGCGACTGGATTCATGTTGAGATCTCGCCTGCTATGGCAGACTCTCCAGCCCTTGTAAAACAAGCCTTTCAGAGAGTGTTCGGCGAAATCCCCCAATAGCGGATACCGATCGCCTATGGTCGAAGTACCGACGATAGGAGTGAAATTATGACCGAACCAAAAGTCTTCATCTATGAGGTAGGTCGGTGCTCAATGGACAACGGACAAGAAATACTTGTCCAGATCTTTAGACACGAAGACACACACAAAATCATCCGCGCCCAGATCGCCTTCCGAACCTTGGCTGGCGACAGTTGGGGCGTGCCAACAGAATTGAGCTTTCAACAATGAACGAAAAAACGATCAAAATCTTTGCTTGGGTAACTTTCGGACTTGCCGCTTTTGTGCTGCTTTGGGACGCTTCCAAGCCGCCTCAAGGCATGTCTAAAATCAGTGCCTCAACCTCATATCAGACAATCCCATTGACCCCACTGCCGAGCGTAGTCACGCCCCCTGTCACTACTCTCCCAGTAACGACATGCGCGCAAGCTCTCGATCTTGCCTTCAAGGTTGGCTGGTCTGCCGATGAATCTCCAACCCTTTCTCGAGTGCTTTACCGCGAGTCACTTTGCACCGAAGACGCCTACAACCGATACGACACGAACGGCGGCTCCTACGGTCTAATGCAGATTAACGGATTCTGGTGCACCCCTTCGGCATACTGGCCTCAAGGTTGGCTACAAGCGAAAGGGATCCTGTCAGTGTGCGACGAATTGTTTGATCCAAAGATAAACCTCATCGCAGGTCTTGCGATATGGCATAATTCATCTTGGACACCTTGGAACCTTCCACAGTGACCGAACAGCAATATCCCGAAACAGGAATTACAGAGGAGACCCGACAGATGTATCCCGAAACTTACAGCGACAAAATTGGCAAAGTGATGAGCAACATGATCGATGAAATTGTGCGCCCAAATCACATTGCACCACCTAAGCACGATCACTCAATTCTTCTTGATGAGTTGGCGATCATGTACGAAGCAAGCATGGAAGCAGGTGGAGAGCAGGCGCGTTTTAATGCGTCAGTAATTCGAGCCGCAATCAATGTGATCTTGACATGCACAAAATAACTTGTAAGAAGTGTGGACTAGAGATGCACGGCACACCACACGCCACCAACCCAACCAAGATCCTTTGGTCACATCCTGAACTTAAAGCATGCAAGAAAGTAAAGCCAATCAAATGAACGACCTACAACTCTTCGCACCTTCACGCGGACTCGGTGCATACCGAGAAGACATTGCAATAGACCGCAATACCGTCATCATCTCACCAAGCGCAAAACCCACCTCGGCAAGTGCAGCTCTAAACGCTTTGCCTAAATCAGGCTCAAAGCGTCGGCGCGTCTATGAATACCTCAAGCAGTCAGGCGGCGCAACCGATGAAGAGATCGAGCGCGCACTAGGCATCTCGGGCAACACTGTCAGACCCACCCGGGGCTCCCTAGTCAAAGACAAGTTTGTCTACGCCACCGAACTAGAGCGACCAACGCTTGCAGGCAACATGGCGATCGTCTGGAAGGCGCGCTAATGGCACACTTTGACCTAGCGCTTTACGAGACCGTTGCACAGCGCCTAGAGCGCTTCTGGACTGCCTACCCACAAGGACAGATCGTGACGACCATGATGCACTACGACGCGTCTACGGTCATCTTTAGGTGTGAGACTTTTGACAACGAAGGACGCATTATTGCACATGGTTGGGCAGAAGAAGTTATGGGCAACTCCCCAGTGAACAAAACATCGTTCCTTGAGAACTGCGAAACATCAGCGATCGGACGAGCGATCAGCAACGGCCCACTGGGGCACACTGGAGAGCGCGCATCGAGTACCGAAATGGAGAAAGTGAACCGCGTAAATAGCACGCCTGCACCTGACACATTCGGCGGCGCTACACCTAAGCAGATCGCCTTCCTAAAGTCGCTTGCTCGAGGCAAAGCATGGGATGACTTCCAGCTGCTTGAGTTCATTCACAAGACTCTCGGCGTGGATGATGTAGTGATCGAGACAGTGTCGTCGGGACAGTGCCGGGTATTGATTGACAGGTTGAAACTATGAGCGACTGGAAAGAAGATCATTCTAATTTGGTTTATAAATGCCAAGCGTTAGCAGATGAACTTCACAACTCAAAGCGCCGCACCTTGGAACTTGAGAAGCGCGTACAGAACTTAGAAGCAGTATTGAAATTGGCTCAAACATTGTTAGGACTTGACTGATGAGAAACCCACAAGAAGAATACAACCGACTACACGATCACATGTCAGCAATCGGGCGCGAGCGCGATCAGTTGAAGTTAGAAGTTGAGCGACTTACTGATGAGCTTTACCTAGCCCACGAAGCATTGCGCCGAGCCTTTCCAGAGAACCAGTAATGAGCAAAACAGTCTGGGGTGTTCTTAGCGCGACAGTAATATGGGCGATTCTGATGATTAGGTCTGATAAGAAACATCGCTAACACTTCTACAACTGGCAAGCATCACGGCCGTATCACCTTCGCAAGTGACGGGGCTAATCCAAGGGAACTTGGTTAGATCGGCG